CGTAGATCAGCCGCACATCTGATTTGAGCAGATGCTAGTTCTTCACAATGACGCGCACGCAGTTGTAAAAGGCATCCACCTCTTCCTCGCTCATACGCTCGCGTGCACGCTCCCCCATTAGATACGCATAGGAAACCTCAATGGCATAATTATCAATGCAATTGATCAGATTGTTAGTCTCCTTAGCGATGCACATTCTCTCCAGGACCAGTTGCGGTTTCTTGAAGATACCATCTGGGCAGAGATTCCAGCCACAAAAAGTGGGGTTATTGGTGTGGCTGACTTTAGCCTTCAACTTAAGCTTGCTCAAGAACCCTGAGTGTTCGGTAGACTTGTGCAACTTCTTGTTAGAGCACATGTCATCCCCTGCGAAACAAATGCGTTCATCCCCTTTGAGCTTGTACTGCAGGAAGGTGAAGAGCATATTGGCCATCGTGTTGAAGAGGAACGTACTCGCTTCTCCTGAAAACCTCATGATGGAGAAATTGCCCAACTTGGACCCTAAATGCGTCTTTATGTATCTATAATCCTCAATGAGATCATTAGGCAAACCCAGGTAGCGCATGAGGCATAGCTCAAAAGCCATGATGTACTGATCCTGACTGGCGTCAAAAGCCTCATAATCTGATTCGGTGCACAAAGCTCCAAATGAGCCACGTCGAACCCAAGCATCTAGCTCGCCCAAACCCTTTCCGGAATGAATGTAATACTTCTCTGGCAAAGCTTCATGCAACTTCTTCTCAATGTACCTCATGTATGGCGCAAAGCGGCACAGCACAGAATGCTGAAAGCATACAATGGTTTGGGCTGCCTTCGCGTCGCGGAAACGGTTATCAAACTTGGTGCACAGCTGGGATTTTGAAAAGACCAAACCCACATCAGCTAACCAATCCCTGCAAGACCTGTTGCTGTGATTCTCAATCGTAGCGGCACTTTTGCTTGTCTTCTTCTCCTCAAACTCAAACTTTGCTAACTCCATCATCTGCGAATTGTGCGCAGGTTTCAGCGGCACACGGCTCAAGAACTCTTTAAGCAGGAAAGGTCCATACGGCATAGCTTGCTGCAATTTTGCTGCTTCCTTCATAGGGCAGGAAAACCGTAGCCTCTTGCGCACTGCCATTATAAATGTCACAGTATCAGAAGCGCGGTGACGCGGGTATATAGTTTCAAAACGATCGGCTGCATTAGTCAACTGTCTGCCTAATTGCTTAGAGTGCTCATCAGTGAACTGCTCCGACACGAGATACCCCATCCGTTTTTCCCTGAACTCCTTAGCTAGTATTTTATGCACCCACTGAGCTCTGACCCCTTCGAGCTCGCACTGAGGAAGGTGCGTCCTGAACCACTCGTTACAAGCTACCTCTTCGATCAAGTCCACGTCCTGCGCGTCCTCAACTTGTAGCAAATCGATCATTGTCTTCAACCAGGGATCACCTGCGAGCTTTAACTCCCTCTTCTCCTCGTCAGCCCCATATAACACTGGCTCGAAACCAATACAGAAGTTCGGCATTCCGGGTAAAAACTCCAACAAATCCTCTTTAACCGCAGTACGGCCTAAAAACCTGCCCAAAGCGCGTTTATTATATTGCTTCTCAATGACAGCCCAGTTAGTGCTCGTTGCATTAATCAACACAACGTCAACACGGAATCTGCTAAGTGCAGTTAGCCACCTCCTCTCATTAGTGTGTATGGATAAATCACTGATCATGATGCAACCTTCATGGAAAGTCAGACCGGTACTCTCCCCAAAAGTGTAACACCGGCAGCTCTCGCCAAAGTAAGCCTGAATGATCTTCTTCTCCTCAAAGGACGAAACTAGCGCAACTTTCGCATAAGAGGCTCTTGAATCAATAGCATCTAAGCTCTCAAGAAGTCGCAATTTACCACCACCCTTCTTCAAATCGTTCGCGAAATTGCATGGCAACCTCCCTTCGAAAACGGAACCTTGAAATCTATGGCTCAGAGTGTTGAAATTGTAAGCACGCCCCTCAAGCAAACGCAGAACATCCGCACGTAAAGGCCCTAGAATATGCCGATCTTTCTCCGAGTCATAGTCACTTTGGCATGGATCTCCCAGCAAAAACAGCCTGATGCCTTTCGGTAGGAGGAAGAGCGCCAAATCGAGGAAACCTGGCGGGTAGAGCTGAATCTCGTCCACAATGACTACCGCACCCGGGTTGAGTTTGCGTGTCCTTAAGAGGAATTTTTCAAAGGTGTAACACTTAAAGTGCTTTGCTCCCGCAGAACCGACCATCTTAGTTGCGCTCAAAATAACATCCTCGAAGATGTTGCATAGTGCTTTCCTGGGTGAAACGTAACACATTGCTTTCCCACTCAGTTGCTCTAGTAGATCAATAAACAGTTTGCTTTTACCGCAACCAAAAGTACCCAAGATGGTGTGCAACTTGTGTTCACAGCTTTCAATATCAACGCCATCTAGAAGGTGCGGCGCCCCGTTATACAGATCCGAGCAGATCACCCCCGTGGTTCCCTCATGCAATGAATCAGCAAGTAATTGAGCTCTAGCTATATCTGGCATGTACGGAATCAGATTACTCTGCTCCCTAAGTTTCATCAGGCAATCATCACTGGCCCTCAAACTTGGTTGCTCAACATTCGTGGCTGCAAGTGGCGAGAAGGTACCCGCTGAAACATACTCGATGTGATTCCCTTTGCTCTTGAAACAACACTTCACCTTCCCAATTTCATTAAGAATCACCGTTCGCTCCCCATCACACACAAGGCCAGATAGGTCAAAGAACTCAAGCATTCTCTCGAACTGAAGCATAGAAAGAC